TCTTTTGTACTGCCATTGTGTTGACAACATACTGCATTGAAACTGGTCCAGCCCGACGGTGTGGTCTTTCGTTTTGCTGGCAAGTATTCAAGGATATCTAGCATCCTTACATTGTAGCAGAGTCTATGGTAGAAATCAACTTTTCAGTAATCATTACGTGGCCAATTTCATTGGGGTGGCCTCCGGGCATGACAAGTTCGCGATTTCGATTTCCAGGATGGTCTCGAAACCAAAGTGTAGTTGCAAAGTTGGGCCAAATTATAGTAGGGGTGTTTTTCATTTCACATTCAGCTGGCATGATGTGAAACTGCATTATAGGTATGTTGTGTCTAGCAGATACTCCGTCAAAGAACATCACAGTCTGTTGATAGTTTAATCGTGTGAGTTCAGCACAGTTGGTCAATACCAGTTGTTGCTTGATCATGGTACGGAATTCTTCAGGTACTACACTGCTTCCAAATTCCACCCAGGTAGAATGTATGAACTTGTTCCAGGGTGGATCGTTGGAGTAACTACGATGATTAGGATTGTAAAAGCTAAGTCTATCTGAATCAGTATGTCCTACCAATACCAAACATTGTTCTGGATTGGGTTCATGCTCTAACCACCATTGAAATGTCCAAATTGAGCTTTGCATACTTCCACCTGGGATGCCAAAATTTTCAACAGGCACATTGTAATGTTTACCAAGCAACCCTAAAAAGTTATGATTGGTTCGATATGTAGTATTCTGTACCCAACACGAGTGTGCATCTGAGTGTTTTTGTGCTAGTGCTGGATCCAGTAACTCGTCACCATACATCCATGAGTCACCAAATCCTACAATTTTTTTATATTTCATCTAACTAGTATGCTTACAATGGCTCCACGATTGATACTGATCGCAGCAATCTGATTGCTGCGTTGCGGATTGGCTACATATCCCTGACCACCATTAATAACATTTATGGCACTTACTGAGTTGCCTTCAATTTCTGCTTCGGCCACAGCACCAGCACCTAGACCAATGATATTCACACGTGGTGGTGCTAGATACCCGTATCCAGACTGATTCACAGTGATACCAGTGATCACTCCATTGGCTCCGTAAGCTGTGGCAGTGGCCAATTGTACCTGTTCTGTACCCGGCCATTGATCTGACACAAGTCTCAACAAAGGATGATATCCTAATACATTGATATAGGCTGTACCAGTTTTATTGTAATAGCTTTGCTGTTCAGTAACATCTACCCAAACTGATTCATAATTTTGAGCACCTTGTGCTTTGACATTTCCAGTAAAGTGATCCATTTCCATCTGGAACGTGGTCAAGCTGCTGCCATTACTGTCCACATGACTGCTAAATCGTTGCGGATCATTGAAAACATTTCCAAATGCACCTGGTGGATTTAATGCCCAGTCTGGATAATTGGAATTGAATACAGGATCTATATATGCTTCTGGACCGTAAATGGTAGGAATAGTTACCAAATGGCTGGGTACAAAAGCAGGTTTTACACTGTCTACAATATCCACGTCGCCACGAGCTTGTGCTTGTGCATCTACAAACACAGCTTCTACTAGATTACCGCTGGCACGTTCTATACTGTAGCTGCTGGGGTCAGGTGGGAATTCAGAAGTTTCTGCAGAGGTTAGTGTGACTTTGGCTCGCCCGTATTGTGCATTGATGATCACCATGTCTTTTTCAATCAACTGTGCAGTACCTGCTAGATTGATCAATTTGAATCGTAATTCAGACCCTGTGATATTCACAGGCTTTTGGTCTTGGTTGACAAACTCAAACAAGATCACGTTGTCAACACCTTTGTTGATGGTTAATTTTTTAGCGTACACAGGGTCCCACCTCCGGTCAAAATAAGCACCGCTGGAATCTAAGACCAACACTCGTTGGATTTGTTGATAGATATAGATCTGAGTTGAATACATATGGTGCTCCAATGATATTTACCTAGAGTCTCCGGGTATAAATATCCAAACTAATACAATATGGGCAGAGACTTATTTCAAAAACTTGCAGACAAATATCCGTTTATAACGCTGTGTGTGTACGCTACCAACGAATATGTAGGTATCGTGCAGAACAGAGATGATATAATCACCACTATCTATGACTTTGGAAACGTAAAAGATCTAGAACAAAAACGTCGATACCTGGACTTGGCCAACACCTGGTGGTGGGAATCAAATCGTAGCATACCTATCAACATATTCCTACGCGGCGAATGGGACGAATTCCGCGGATGTTTAAGAACCTTTGTAAACAAGGATTTAGAAATATTGCATGGTCCTGTATGTAGCTTAAACGATATTGCCCGTAGAAAAGGCAAACGTAAATCAATTACCTTGGTCAGGCGTATGGAGTAAATTCATGTGTAGCGCAACCAATGCTGCATATCCCACAGCATGAGCTTTTTTGAATACATATCCTCGGCTGTCATCGCCATCCCATACTGATTCAAATACTTGAGACCAAGGCTGATTCTGCAAGTGTGCTTTACCCGGACGTATCACACTGATAAATGCTGCCATTCTGGGAATAGAGTCAGGTTGCATACTTTTTAACAACTGAGTGTAGTTGCCAATATGAATCAACTGTTTGGCCCATTCTGAATCTTGCCACAATCTATCCCACGGCGGTGTGGCTGTTAACATTTGTTCATAATGTGCAGGATCTGTTACCAAGCTATAAACACTCATGTTCAACAAGTCAATCTTGAAATAGCCTCTTGTTTCTGCGGTTTCGTAATCCAAGGCTGCACATCCTAGTATTGGATCACGTGGAATATCTGTAACGTAGATTCCTGAGTTGTGCTTTTTTCCATTGCTTTGCCGTGCAGCGGTGTGCTGTATCAATGCTAACACAGCATCTCTATTGGGCATGTCAATGTCAATATCTGCACTCATAATTTTACCATCCTGCTTGTGTTAGAATTTCTTTTGCGTAGGCCTGGTCTGCCGGATAATCCACAAACTTCTTTTGCCATACGTCTGAATCAATATACGGCCATATCATTGCCACTTGTTCTGCATTGAGTTCATTCAAGAACTTCTGTCCTGATTCACTATTATAAATTACCCAAGCACTTATCCTGCCAGTGGTGATTGCATAGCATGTGGCATTGATACTGCCATATCTCAAACAATCGTGTGCCGATGCATGTTGCTTTTCACTCCACCCTATACCGTGTTCAATGGCTCGAGCCAATGCATCATCCACTGATTCGCGACGCACATATTCCACTAGATATTCTGTGTATAGTTTGTCGCTGCACCAGTTGTCTATCTTCTTGTTGTTCTTCAACAACCATTCTATGAAACGCACGGGATTGATCACCTTGACATCTACACAATATCTACCCCACTTGACAAATGCACGGTAATAAGGAGACGTGGCAAAGTCGTTCCACGTCTTGACTTTGGCGGATCCTTGTGTGTATTCATAGAACTTCAAATAACCTTGTAGTCCCAATTGCACGCCACGTTCACTGGATTCTTGATAACGTTTTTTCTGTTCGCACACATGCACACTCAGAGTGGATTCCTTGCTGAATGATCGATTGCAATACTTACATGTGAAATTACTTGTCGTTGCCATGGTCACGTATGAGTTGTGTGACTTCTTTTTTAGTGGTCATTGTGGCCATCAAATCAATTTCATCTTCTTTGAAATGCGGATACAATTCTCTCAATTGCTTCTTCATGGCTGAATCACCAGCTTCTTTCTTTTTAAGTGAGATCCAACTATGCCGCATGGTACCCATACCTGGACTGGCTGCTGTGGCCATGAGCCATTGCAGTTTGGGATGCCGATGCATAGTAAAGAAGTGCTTGTTGAGATAGTGATTCACACTCTGCACATAGTATTCCTGTAGTTCCTGGGCACCGTCTACTGTGCTGCCCCAACGAACCATAAGGAACGTGCTGAATTTCTTACGTTCTTCAGGAGTAAGCTCATCGTAGAACGCTCGATTCTTTGCGTCCAGTTGCCGCATTTCATTGCTGATGTTTAGTTTATCGCTCATTTTGTCTTGGTAAGATGATAGATCATTATAGCACGGTCCAGCGCATCTTGTAAAGTGGGATTGGTCTCAGCGGCTCTGCGTATGTTACCCCAAAGTTTTGATTCCATGATGCGATCATTCAAGGATCTACCGTCATGCGTTCTAGGATCGTACTGTTGTATCAACTCACGTTTGTCTGATCCAAGCTCACGAGAGTACACAGTATTACCACCATCAGGACTTTCAAACACTGGCATAATTTACTCGTTTAATGTCATGGCATCTTTAAAATTCAAAGTTGCTCCATTGGTACGCCATTGTTCAGCAACCAGACGATGCGACCAGTACTGTGAGTCGTTGGCTGTGTCTACTCCTAATGTGATTTTGTTCTTGTTCTTAAAGGTGGTATCAAATGATGCGTCTTCAAACAACATTGGAAAATTAAACACACCGCCCAATTGCAGATACAGTAAATTTTCTATGATAGGCCCGTAAGGAACTCCATTAAGATCAATCAAATCCAGTTGATAACTGTTGTAACCTTGGCACACTCTATCTAATAAAAGTTTAACATAGGATCTTCTGAACAACGAATGTGCTCCCCACCAACGTCCACGTGTTATCTTTAATGATAAATTGGGATCACCAGCAGGATTACAGTAAGGCATCATGACTTTGGTCAGTTGCACGCCATTCCAGTGCATGGGTAGATTTTGTACAAACTCGTCCCAGGTAAAATTCCAATGCTTTATGCTTTCAAAGCTAACGTCATCTTCACAAAAAATAGCATATTCCTCATCAGTGGAAACGTACCAATTTCTCAAAAGATTTATGTGAGATATTATAGTGCCCATCTGTGTGCCAACTTCGGGCATACCCAATCCTGTGCCTGTTACTTGAACATAATCAGATATTTTTTCAAATCTTTCAGTTAGGTATACATTTGTTTTTGTAATACCATAATGGTCAAATTGATTTTGCATGTATGCTCTACGAGCAGTACTTTCCCGCAAACTGGTATAGTTTACTGAAGGAAAATTTTTAAGTTTTTCACTGTAGGATAACTCTGCCATGATTTACCACGCTTTATTGTAATCAACGATCTCACAGTTACGACTGATGTCTTTAACAAAATACACACAGTCCGGTTGTGGGGCGTCATTGATAGGAACGCATAACATCTGTCCATTTTTTAGTTTGGGTGCATACCATGACACTTCTTGATATACATCTACAATTTCTATAGGAGGAAAACTTGGGCGGAAACTGGAGAGAGGATTGAATTGAAACAGTTTAAATCCACGATCATTGATACTGGTAAGTGGTAACGTTTCTAAGTCGCCTACATCGGGTTCACCAATTAACACTTGCCAATCCATGGGCATTTTGATTCGAGCATCACCTATCTGCAAAACCAATGCAGGTGCATTAAAACTTTCCAGGAAAATTAAAGGTATGTAATGATAGTCAGGGTTGGCTGGATCAGAATTATCTAATATAGCAAATCTCATGTCATCTACCTCTTCGGGTAAATGTGTGAGATCATATGGTCGGTTGTCTAATGTAAGGATACGCATGAGTTTATTGTACTGTATTTTTTATAAAAATGCAACCTCATTGCCAGTTTAATTTTTCCTGGGTATAAGGATATTCAGCATCATTATAGTAGGCCTTGCGTTTGGCCAGGTGTCGTTTGCTGAATCTGCATGTTGACGTGATGTCCCAAATCTGCACATGATCTTTGTCTTCGGCTTTTCTGATACCGCGCCCAATTGATTGTATTACCCTAGTGAAACTCTTGCCAGACTCGATCATGACCAAATTAAAGATTCTGGGTATGTTGATACCCACTGCTGCTACACCATATGTGGCCACAATAATTTTGCCAGTGGCTGTGGCTACCTCGTCGTATTCTTCCTGCCGTGCTGCACCTTTGGTTGCTCCTGATACAAACACTGCTCGATCACCTAGCCTTGCAACCAATTCATGTCCAGGTGCCACTCGATCTACCAGTACCAGGGTGTTACCAGTTTCATTCACTTGCAATACCAACTGAGCAATGGCATCCAAACGGCCTGATTCTTCCAGTAGATATTTCAATTCTTGCTGGTAAGTTTTATGCTCTACTGTGTCAACCATTTGCACCACATTCACATGACACTGTGCTAGTACACCTCGATCTTGCAGTTCACTAGCAGCCAGTTTTGAAATCACTGGTCCAAGACTTACTAGCAATGCCTGGCTTTCAAACGCTTCTTTGGGGATAGTACCAGTCAATCCCCAACGAATTGGCACTTGCGCCATCACTGTGGTCAGCAAGGTTTTTAATGCATCTGCTTTGGCCATGTGTACTTCGTCTACTATTACACAAACAACATCTTGAATGAATTCTTGTATGGTGCAATCACCCGTGCCGTTCTTGGTATTCTTCATGAGATTGTTTAGACTTTGCCAGGTGCATATGGTATGACTCCGGCCATATTCTTTTCTATCTCCAAAATAAACACCCACATCTAGTTCCATGTTGATGTAGT